TTGGTAACTAACGTTAACGCTGAATACTTAAAGACATGGCCGTTTATAAGCTCTTAGAAGCTAGCTTGGCCTTATTAAAAACAAGTAGTATATTATATTAACAATTTAAAAACCAAATTTATGGACATTAATGCTATTAAACAGAGATTGAACTCTCTACAGCAGTCGTCGAGCTCTGGTAAAAAAGAAAAAATCGACTATTCCAAGTACTATTGGAAACCAAAACAAGAAGGTAAGTATCAAATCCGAATTGTACCTTCAGCCCTAAACAAAGAAAATCCATTCCAAGAAGTGTTTGTACACTACGGATTCTCTAAATTTCCTATTTATGCTTTGACCAACTGGGGTGAAAAAGATCCTATTGTTGAGTTTGCTAAACAACTTCGTAACACAAGTGAGAAAGAAAATTGGCAATTAGCTAAGAAATTAGATCCTAAAATGCGAGTTTTTGCTCCTGTAATTGTACGTGGTGAAGAAGATAAAGGTGTTCGCCTTTGGGAATTCGGTAAAGAGATCTATATGCAGTTGCTTGGTATTGCTGAGGATGAGGATTATGGAGACTTTACAGATATCAATGACGGTCGTGACTTCACAGTTGAAGCAGTGACTGGTGATATTGGTGGTCGCCAAGGTATCAAGTGTTCAATTCGTGTTAAACCAAAAACATCACCACTTGGTACTGACAAGAGTGAAATTAAGTCTTGGTTATCTGAACAGCCAAATGTTCTTGAACTTCAAAAGAAGATGACATTTGAAGATCTTAAAAGTGTACTGGAGAAATTTTTGAATCCTGAAGCTGAATCTGATAATGAGGAAGAAGAAGTAGCACCTGCAAAAGTTGCTAAATCAGCTCCTAAAGATTTACCTTGGGAAGATGATGAGGATGAGGATGAAACACCTGCTCCTAAAGCTAATTACGCTTTAAAGACAACTTCTACTAAAACATCAAAAGCAGCTAAATTTGATGCTTTGTTTGAAGACGAAGAATAAAAATTAATTAATAACAAATTATGGCTAAAAAGAAAGAATCTTTAATGACAGCAGTCTCTGAAGAAATTAAGGCTAATTTTAACCTTGATAAATTTAAAGAGAAAAAATTGCTTAACAGTACAGTTAAGTTTAAAGAGCAAAGATGGATTCCATTTTCAGAAGCATTACAAGATTCAACTTCACTTCCAGGTGCAGCCATAGGTCATATTAATCTTTTAAGAGGACACAGTAATACAGGTAAAACAACAGCTTTACTTGAGTTGGCAATTAATGCCCAGAAAATGGGCATTTTGCCTGTGTTCATTATTACAGAGATGAAATGGTCTTGGGAGCACGCTAAACAAATGGGTTTTCAAGTTGAAGATGTTGTTGACACAACAACAGGTGAAATTGTAGATTATAGAGGTTTCTTCCTATATGTTGATAGAAGTACATTAGGTACTATTGAAGATGTAGCAGAGTTTATAGCTGACCTATTAGATGAACAAAAGAAAGGTCATTTACCTTATGATTTATGCTTCTTTTGGGATTCAATTGGTTCTATACCTTGTAAAATGAGTGTTGAAGCAAATAAAAATAATCCAATGTGGAATGCTGGTGCAATGTCACAACAATTTGGAAATTTTATTAATCAACGCTTTCCATTATCACGTAAAGAAAGTTCACCATATACAAATTCAATGGTAGCAATTAATAAGATCTGGATAGCACCAGCTGAAAATATTTTTGCTCAACCTAAAATGAAAATGAAAAATGGTGAAACAATGTTTTTAGATGCTTCAATTGTACTTACATTTGGTAATATTACTAATAGTGGTACTAGTAAATTAAAAGCAACTAAAGATGGCAAAGAAGTAGAATTTGCTGTTCGTACTAAAGTATCAGTAGATAAAAACCACGTCACAGGTTTACAAACTAAAAACACAGTTGTAGCTACAGTTCATGGTTTCATCAGTGATGATACTAAAGATATAAATGAGTATAAGAAACAACATGCTCATGAGTGGGTACATATCTTAGGAAGTCTTGATGGTATTGGTCTTACTGAAGACAAGTCTGAATGGGAAGAAAGTAAAGAAAATATAACATTGATTGACGAAGAATAATATGGATAAAAAAGATCTGTTTAAGTTACTAGATAACATTCAACCAGGTAATGAACCTGGAAAAGCAACATTTAACAAACATGATAGAGTTCTTATCATTGATGGTTTGAATTTATTCTTACGTAACTTTGCAGTCATCAATTATGTCAATCAAGATGGTGTTCATATTGGAGGACTAGGAGGATTTTTACGTTCATTGAGTTTTCTTATCAACCAAAATACCCCAACATCAGTTTACATTGTATTTGATGGAGTTGGTTCAACCATAAACAGGAAGAACCTTCTCCCCGAATACAAATCAGGTAGAAACTTAACTCGAGTTAATAGGAGTTCAACATTTGAAGATATAGATGAAGAAAATGAATCTAAAGTAAATCAGATATCTAGACTCATTCACTATCTAAAGTGTTTACCCGTCAAACTTATCTCACTTGACAAAGTTGAGGCAGACGACATTATAGCGTATTTAGCCCGTTATATGGCCGCTAAACACAACTCTAAATGTACTATAGTATCAGCAGATAAAGATTTTTTACAATTAGTGGATGAAAACATTACAGTCTACAGTCCAATTGCTAAAGAATATTACACACCAAAATTAGTAAAAGAAAAATTTGGCCTGCCTGCTAAAAACTTTATCTTATATAAGACATTAATGGGTGACAACTCAGATAAAGTACCTGGATTGAAAGGATTAGGACCTAAAAAGTTATTTAAATTCTTTCCAGAGTTGCAAAAAGAAGAGATGTCCTTAGATGACTTACATAATATTTGTGAAGGGAAGTATAAGGAGCATGTTATATACTCGAGGGTTATATATGATTACGAGACATTACAGAAACATTATAAGTTAATGGATCTAAGTAATCCGTTAGTAGATAAGACAGAGAAAGAATATATAGAAAGCATTACATTGCTCCCATCAGAGAAAATAAAGGTAGCTGAGTTTTTAAAGATGTATAATGAAGATGGGTTAGGACATACATTAAAAAATGTAGATTTTTGGATTAGAAGCACATTTACAACATTAAGTAGTTTTAAATAAAATAAGTTATGACATTAAGTACATTATCACAGTATGGAACACATTTCCAGACTAAGGTTTTATCTTCTTTACTTACACACAAAGAATTTTTAGTTAATATACATGATATCATAAGTGAAGAATACTTTGATAACAGCGCTCATAAGTGGGTTATCAATGAAATTTTAAAATACTATGAAAAATACCATACTGTCCCTAGTATGGAGATATTAAAAGTTGAAGTTAAAAAACTAGAAAACGAAGTATTACAAGTATCAGTTAAAGAACAGCTTAAAGAAGCCTATAAAGCATCAGATGAGGATTTAGCTTATATAGAAGAAGAATTTTCTAATTTCTGTAAGAACCAACAGCTTAAAAAAGCACTATTAACATCTGTAGATTTATTAAAAGCAGGTGATTATGATTCAATTAGAGGATTAGTTGATAATGCCTTAAAAGCAGGTGGTGATAAGAATTTAGGATTAGAATATAGTAAAGATATTGAAACACGATATAGAGAAGAACATCGTATTGCTATTCCTACACCTTGGGATATGTTTAATAATTTAATGCAAGGTGGATTAGGTAGTGGAGATTTTGGATTAATATTTGGTAACCCAGGTGGTGGTAAATCATGGACATTGATCGCTTTAGGTGGTATGGCTGTTGAATTAGGTTATAATGTAGTGCATTATACACTTGAATTAGGTGAAGATTATGTAGGTAGACGATATGATGCTTTCTTCACAGGTATACCTGTCAATGAAATTCTTAAACATAAAGATAAAGTTGAATCTACTATTACTGAATTACCAGGTAAATTAGTTGTTAAAGAATATTCACCAGGTAAAGCATCTATATCAACATTAGAAGCACATATCCAGAAATGTATTGATCAAGGTTTTAAACCTGATTTGATTATTATTGACTATGTAGATCTTCTTCGCTCTAAAAGAACAAATCGTGAAAGGAAAGATGAGATAGATGATATTTATTTGAGCACAAAAGGTTTAGCTCGTGAGTTAAAAGTTCCAATTTGGAGTGTATCACAAGTTAACCGTGCTGGAGCCAAAGA